GGCAAGTATCGAGGCATTGGAGGAACTAAAAAGCTTCTTGATGAGGCTGTTGATGAAGTTTTTGACAAATTAGCTAGGAATACAATTCAGGAGTAAAAAATGGTAACTACATTACCCTCAAGAACTCGGATACTTGACGATGCATTCGCTGAGGTCTGGGAACTTATTAGGGCTGAGACAATTGATAATATCTTGACTGCAACGCCTGTGTGGGCGTTGCTGCAGGATGCTGGAGTTTTTACTAAGCAAGTTGGCGGAAATACAATTTCTCGCACAATTAAGCACGGTAAGGTCACTTCCACGGCTGTTGCTAAGGGAGACACGCTCTCTCAAGGTGAACCCGAGCTTGAGACTGTAGCCTTCTGGACGCCCAGGAACATAGCGGTCCATGTTCAGCGAGATTTGCTGGATGATGTAGCAAATGCTGGAGCATACAAGATCAAGGACTATGTTAAGAAGCGACTTGATGACGCTATCCAATCCTTGAAAGAGAAGTATGAGGCAGACTTGTTTGGGACTATTGTTCTTCTTGAAACTGGCAAGGAGATTCAAGGTCTTGATGATATGATTCCTCTTGATGATGCTAATGGGAAGCCGGGTTCAACTGGAACGGCTACTTATGGCAAGATTGATAGGAACAATGACTGGTGGCAACCGGTTTATAAAGCTCTTACTGCGAATCCGGAGGTTAATCTCCTTTCGGATATGAAGAACATTTATAATACCATCAGTGCTCACCGACTCGATGCCACGCCTACGAACATCGTCATGACTCAAACACACTTTGAGATTTATGAGGAATTTGCGCTAGATCAAAGTCAAATCATCAAGGATGAGTCTACTAGACTTGCAGATCTAGGCTTTGAGGTACTAAGGTTCAAGGGCAAGCCGGTTATGTGGTCAGCGAATCAAACCGCAAGTCAAATGCTGTTCTTGAATACCCGCTTTATTGAAGTCGTCTTTGATCCGAACCTTTGGTTCCACATGACGAATTTCAAGGATATTCCGTTGATGACAAGAAGGATTGCTCATATTCTTTCACGTTGTAATGTCATTAGTACGCAACTGCGGAACCAAGGCCGCTTAGGGCATGATTAAGCCTAGTGGTTGAATATAACTAAACTCTAAAGGAGACAATGAAATGACTGATAAACAATTGTTCGTGACGCAGATTGCGGACACACCCTCGGCAACTAGTGCCCATAATGATACCCTTGGGGATATCCGATGGGTTGGAAACAAGTGCTATAAGTATGTGAAGCTTGCAGAAGGTGCCATTGCTGTGGTCGCTGGAGTGGCTCTTCATTATCTAGCAACTCCAGCGGCAGGTTATAATGTCAATATTGTAACTGCTGATGTAAGTACTGCAGATACGATACCTATTGCAGCTGGTGTATCTATTAGTGCCCCTGCGGATACCAATCACTTTTGGATGCAGATTAAGGGTGCTGCAACTCTGTTGGCTAGTACAAATGTTACAGGTACACCATCAGCAGGTCAAGGCGTCCAGTCTGGGGCTACAGATAGTGACTTTGCTGTTAACGCTGGTGTTGGTGCTGGTGTAGATGCAAAACTCCAAATTGGAGCAATGCTTTCTACAACCGTTATCAACTTGGATTGCATGTATTAAGCCCCCATTACGGGCCGGGATGGGTCGTGGCCGAACATCCCGGCCTTTATGAGTTTTCAACTGGTGAAAGATTAAGGAGAACAAAACATGGCAGCGACTGCAATAACGTTTACCAAGAGCAATCAGCTTATAATTAGAATCCTGAGAGCCTTTGGTATTCTAGCACAAGGGAAAATGCCGAAGTTATATCCTGGAGACGGGGCATCGGTAGCCTTACTTACAGGAGGTGCCCCCGCAGATGATACAGCGGCTACTGATCCTTTAGCTACAGGATGCTTAGGTCTTGATATTGACAATGGTGATGTTTATATATGCTCGGCTTATACAAATAGCACTACACATGCATGGACAAAAATTAGTTTGTAGGAGGTAATTTCTTATGGCCGTTTTAACAAGAGCATCAATTTCCACGACTGTTCAAGCCATGACAGGTAGAACTGATAAGGCTGATGTTATTATCACGGCTATTGACCTTGCCCTGGAGGAGATTTCAAATAGTCATAAATGGAGAGGTTTGAAGTTTGAGGATCAAGCAGTTGTTACTGTGGCCTCAACTCAAACCGTAGACTTATCTTCTCTAGGGATTGACCAGTTAATTAGTGTAAGGCTTATTCAAGGAAGCGATAGTTCTTATTTGCTAAAGTACATTAGCGAAGAACTGTTTGATAAAATGCTTCCTGATGTAACAGACCTTACGGAAAGTACTCCAAAGTTTTGTTATATAAAAGGAGATACTCTTTTCCTTGGACCTGTGCCAGATGCGGTTTATACCCTTTTTGTTCGGTATGTTAAAAGCATGGTTGCCGGATCGGCGAATGTTATTAAGGGCATTGATGGAGCTATTATAGCCTTTGCAACATCCTTTGTCTTTGCCTCGATCGAAAAAGAGCAACTTGCAGCTTTCTGGGATAGACGATATGCTAGAGCCTTGCTCTTAGCTCATCGGGCTGATGATAGAGTTGAGTATAGACTTCGCTCTGGAAGGCCCCCAATTCCAGAAGATCCAACTCCGTGGCTTAATCCGTTTAATGATGGTGTTGTGGGTTATGATTACTACTAAGGAGCCATGTTATGGCTGTTGACGGAACTGGCTGGGATACATCAACTCCTGATCCATCAGACCTGATTAAAGATGGTGCTAATCAGATTACTGATCTTAGGAAAGGCGTGGAGACTAGAGTAAACAAGGAACACGTTACTTTAGCCGCGAACTCTGCTGGCGGTGAGCATAAGGAAGGTAGTGCTAAAGCATATTATGACACTTTAGCAAATCAGCCTACTTTGCGGCCTGATGGTACAACAACTCTTACTGATGCTGACCAAGGTAGGCCGTTTTATGCGTCGGATACAAATGAGTTGCGAATGTATCGTGGTACAACGGACGGTTGGGAAGGTCTTGGAATTGTACCTGTTGGAGCTATTGTCGCCTGGCATAAGGACATTGATGGGGCTACGCCTTTAGTGCTGCCCGACTCATGGGTAGAATGCAATGGTGGTACTGTTTCCAATGCTGCGAGTCCTATAAACGGGAAAACTATTCCTGACCTTAATGATGATACAGCTTATGGTGGAAGTGCTGGACAAGTTGCTGGGGCTTATATTAGAGGAACTCAAGGTGGCGGTGGTGTTTGGACAGAGGCTAAGGCTGCACCGGATACAGGAACTTTCCATGATGATGCTCTTCAAGGCCATGACCACTTGATTTACAGGAATAATAACGTAGACCTTGGTACTGGTGGTGATGATGTTTTTATGCCATCAACTGGTCCTAGTGCAGCAGCAACAACTACAGGTGGTATGAAGGATGGAGCTGATGCAGGAACTGGTGATCCTGTTAGATTTACCGACGAAACTCGACCATATTCTGTTCACATGGTATGGATCATGAGGATTATTTAATTATGTTTAATGATTCTTATGGAAATCTTATGCTCTTGGCAATAGCCTTTCAAGTGCTTCTTTTTCTTTCAGTTATCTACTCTTGGGGGCCGTTCTAATGACCCGCCCAGGCCAAGGTTATGCTCCGGTGGATAGTATTTATCCTCATAAAGGGATAAATACCCTTGATCCTGCTACGCTAGCAGATCCAAAGTTTTCTCCGAGGATGTTGAATACTGTAGTAACGGATGGGTTAATTCGCTCAAGGGGAGGTTACTTTGATCTTGGGAATTCAATTGAAGATCCCGTAGTTGAGTTGATTGAATGGAGCACTGAAAGCGGAGCAAGGCAACTAATTGCAATTACTACAAAGCATCAATATAAGTTTGATGCAACTACAAATACTTGGGTAAACATTACCCAGGACGACGCCGCTGCTAATGCAATAAAATCTACAACTCCGCCGAACACTGTGGTATTGAATGGAGTTGTAGCTACATATGGTGTAGGTGATTACATTAGAATAAAAAGTCACGCATTAAATGATGGAGTTTACTTACTTGATGGCGTTAATCATGGTGGTGCTGATTCAATTCTTACTACAACTGAGGGTACAATACAATCCGCTGGAGTTGATGGTGATGTATCCGAGATAGTTCCTCTTACTGGAGACATTACAAATCCCTTCGATTGGGTTGTTGCAACAGATGATACAGATACATATCTATTTGTTGTAAATGGCGGAATTGACAATGTTCTTTGGTATGACGGAACAGGCCAATTTGAGAATTACAACCCTGCTGATATTAATGGTGGTGGAGCATTCAAAGCCTTTACAGTTGCCTTGCATTTTAATCACTTGATGTTTGGGAATTACAATGATGGAAGTTCAAGGGAAAAGTTTGTAATCTGGAGCAACAATGGTGATTTCCAAATTGCAACAGGGTTTACTGCTGGAGTAAATGACACTAGTGGAAGTATGCTTTTGCCGGATTCCCAAGGGGCGATACTTAAGCTAAAGAATCTTGGAGACCGCTTAGCTGTTTACTCTGAGAATTCAATTGGACTATTTTCCTTTATTGGTGGAAACTTTATTTTCTCATATGAACAAGTATTACGTGAGACTAGATTACTTTCCCCAAGAGGCATAGCGAATTTAGGACCATTCCACATATATGTCTCTGTGGAGAATTTCTTCCTTTTTGATGGGACTCGATTATTGCGTACTGTTGGAGATGCTGTTCAAAAGGACTTTCAAGCAAATGTAAAACTAGACCTAGCAAATCAGGCTTTTGCGTTTCTGGATTCTCCTGTAAATGAGATTTACTTTGTTATTCCTACTTCTTCATCTTTGACAAGAATTTATTTACTTGAATATGATCTTTTCCGAATTGAAAATACCCGTTGGACTCCACATGTTTATGCGGATCAGATT